AACTATAACTGCAAGATATGATTTAGAAAGGGATTTATTAACTGCTAAATATGAAGAAGATAAATTACTTGCTGAGAAGTATGGCGCTGATATTGTCGCATTAGATGCGGCTTATGCAGCGCAAAAAAAGACTATTGCAGAGGCAGAATTTAACGCTAAGTTAGATTTAGCCAGCGGGTTTACAAAAAATCTTGCTACTATATTCGGTGAGCAAACGATGTTAGGTAAAGTGGCTGCAATTGCATCAACGACTATTGAAACATATAAAGCGGCACAAGGCGCATTTGCATCTCAAATGATTCCAGGAGATCCATCTTCTGTAATAAGGGGTTATGTTGCAGCAGGTGCGGCGGTTGCTGCAGGTATTGCGAACGTTAAAAAGATTATGGCAGTTAATCCAAAGGGAGGTAACTCAACGCCAAGTGGGTCAAGTGGCGGTGGTGGAAGTGTTGGTGGTGGAAACAGAACAATATCGTCTACTGTTGGCGGTGGTATGATTATGCGGGACATTGGAGATCAAACGGAAGTAATTGCAAATGGTATGAGTAAGGCATTAAAGGATAACCCGCAAAGAACTGCGGTTGTTATTGATGATGTGACTGCGAAACAAAGCGACGATATGAACAGAAACAGGGCAGCAGCTATTTAGATTTAAGCCGTTCCCGCATTACATTCGATGCGCTAATATTGCGTTTACAGGCTTCTTTGAAAATCTCATCGTATAAATCCTGTTCCATTCTGATAGGATAAACGACTGTTTTTTTATCTGAATTAGCCATAAGTTTTTTTACAAATGTATAAACTTTCAATCGTTTATACAAATAGTTTACATATTATTTTTAATACTGTTTAATTTTGCATTAAACAAATATTTAATGAACGCAAGTTTAAACATACATGGTATAATAGATTTTAAAGAAAAGGATGAAAAGAAATACTTCACTCCTGAGATGCTCAATAAATTTATTAGCGATAATGCCGAAATGACTGTGCTGGATATAGATATTGATAGCATAGGCGGTAATGTTGATGCGGGAAAAGAAATATATAATACATTACAAGGGTTAAAGAGTACAGGCGTAATAGTTAATACTAAAAGTTCTGGCGATGTGATGAGCGTAGCAACTATTATATATTTGGTTGGTGAAAAAAGAGAAGCAGATTCAAAAACATTTAAAGGATTAATTCACTTGCCATTTATTAACGGCTCCGACTTAAAAGGAATATCATTAAATAGTGAAAGTATAATTGAATTAGCTGACGTAATTAAAGATATAGAGAATGATATTTGCTCTATTTATTCAGAAATTACAGGCAAAGAAAAGGATTATTTTTTCAATATTATGAAAGATGAAAAATTAATGACCGCTAATGAGTTTAAAGAAATAGGCATTGTTACTGATATATTCGACACAGAAAATAAAGTAGTTGAGAATAAATCAAAGATTACAGCCTATGCTTACTGTGATGAAATATTTAACAAATTAAATAATAAAGCAGACATGACGAACATTGAAATTAAAAATGAGTTATCGGGACTTAAACAAATGTTCTCCGATATTAAAAATCTGTTCAAGCCAAATATTCAGAATATGAAAAAAGCTGATGTTAGAGGCATTGAAGTAGATTTTGGAACAGCGCAGAATGAAGCTGAGATAGTTGAAGGATTAGAAGGTGTTATGGTTGACGGAAAGCCCGCAACTGGTGAATTTATCTTCTCTGATTTTAAAGTAACTGTTGAAAATGGAAAGGTAACAAAACGCGAAACAGTTGAGGAAGCTGGAGACGAAGAAATGGAAAACCTAAAAAATGAAAATGAAGGTTAGAAAAAAGAAATTGAAGACCTTAAAGCCAGTAAAACAGAAGTTGAAAATTCATTCAGTAATTTTAAAGCAGAAGCGGAAAACAAGTTTAAAGATTACTTCGATAAATTCGAAGCATTTCAAAACAAATTCCCTGATGCCGTAATTCAGAACCTTGCGGGAAGTCCCGGAAGAACAATCGGAAATGATGATGTTCCGTTATTCGTAAAGAAACAAAAGTAAAAACTTAAAAATTAAAATAAAATGGCAAGTATTAATTATTCAGTTACAACCAATCCAAAAGAACTAGCAGAGGTTAGTAAACTTGTGATTGAAAGGGTAAAAGAAGCACCCGAATTTAATAAAATTCACAAGCTTCAAACAGGTGTTAAAATGAAAGAGCAAATCGGATTTGCTTCACAATTTAGCATGATGGGTATTGCTGACAACTTAGGCGGAACGCGCCCAACATCAGGTGCGGGAATGACATTTACAGAAAAGTTTTGGGAATGTGAAAACGTAGGTGATACTATTCCTATTGCGATTGCACAATTACCACAATTATTCAAAGCATGGGGCGACAAGCTAACCAAATTCAAAGACCAATATGATGTGTCTAGCAACAACGAATTCTTATCATTGATTACATTAATGATGGAACAAGGCGTAAAAGATTCTATCATGCGTGTTGGTTGGTTAGGTGACAAGGGTGTTGCTGCTGCTGGTGCAGGTAATGCGGGTTTAATTGACCTAGCTACCAATGGTAAATTTTATAATCCATTGAATGGTTTATGGGATCAAATCTTTACTATTGCGGGTGCAGGTGACATTGGTTATGCCTCTATCACTCAAAACGGTGAAGCAACAAAAGCAGCTCAGTATTCTTTACCAGCTAATACCGCATCGGCTTATTTTAATCAAGTGTACGGAAATGCGGACAGTCGTTTGATCGCAGACCCTGAAAGAATCATCTTATGTAACCGCGCAATGTATGACAATTATCGTCAAGAATTGCAAGTAAAAGGCGTGTATACTAATTTAGGTTACACTATGTTCGGTTTTGTTGCATTGGATTGGAACGGAATACCTGTAATAAATGCAGACAATATTTGGAATCGTTATTTAGATTCTCAGTTTGCCGCAACTAACGCAAACCTTGCGTATTACTTACCAAACAGAATAGTATTCACTACTCCTTCAAACATTCCAATGGGAACATTGAATGAGGCTGACTTCGGAGAAGTTGAATCACATTTCGAATGGAAAGACAGAGCGACTTACTTAGCCTTTGGTTATACCTTAGACGCTAAAGTTCTTGAAAACTATTTGATTTCAGTAGCTTACTAGAATATAGCGGGGTTGAGATATACCCCGCATATTTTTAAATTAATTGATTATAAATATAAAAAAAATATACAAATGAAAAAGATATTTTGCTTCTTAATGATTATGATAGGAGTTACCGCTTATGTATCGGTAATGGCTCAAACAGCCGCAAGACCTATCAAAATAGTTGGTTCTCAGTTGTTGAATTACCAAGCACCTTTAACAGACACAATAAATAAAGATGTAACCAAATGGTTTTACTTTTACACTGACAATGTAATAACCGATTCAAAGGTTCAGATATTAACATCAACAGGAAGAACCTACGCAACCAATAAACCTAAAGTTAAAGTATATCAATACTCATCTTTAGATAATGTTAACTGGGTGTATTTAGATTCAGCAACTTCTGTTAACGGTTCCGCATTATATGGTGTTACTGCTAAAGTTCAACCTTATTCAAAATATTACAGAGTAGGTGTAAAGGGTATTGATTCAACTCAAACTACACTTGTTCGTATTAACGCAATTTTTGTTCAACCTTAAAAATTAGAAAATATGCCATGTACTGATGGAGTAATATTAGCAATCACTTCTGATTGTTCAACTCAGCCGATTGGTGGGTTAGAAATCGAAGGATATATTTATAACAGAAACGACTTAGTTTTAACCGAAACTGCAAACTTAATCACTAACCTAGTAACCGATGCGGCTACTAAAGGTTATAAGATTAAAGGTATTAAAAATACAAAAGATGCGGGGCACGATTTAGTCGTAGCTGAAGATAGAGCAGACAGATTTACTCATTTTGTTTCTCTTCAAATATTTGAGCGTTCAGATGAGGTTGATGCTGCAATTGACCAGTTAAGCGATGCGGTTATTATCTTAGAATTTAAAGATAAAGCCAGCACCGACAGCACATTTAAAGCATACGGTGTTAAGTCAGGACTTTACAAAACTTCTGACACATCAAGAGCAAACGGTGCGCAGGGTGTAAGAACAATCGAACTTGCAACAAGGGCGAACGAGGAAGAAATTTACTCACGCTATACTGTTTTAAAAACAGATTATGCAACTACAAAAACAATGCTTGAAACTTCATTGGCAGTTCCTGTTTAATGGATTACAGACATGAAATAAAAGAACTCCTGAAACACCCATTTAGGGAAGTTTGCGGGAGTTCTTTATCATTAAAATTGATAAAAATATATAGTGACCTTTACGAAGGCGGGCGAGAAGTCCGAGCTTGCGAAAATAGTCAGCGAAAATATTATGAATTATTAATTAAAGAAGGTTATAAAATGGCAGCAATTAAAGAAGAAGTTAAAAACAGAACTTGCGTTCCCGCATGGTCTGGAAATCTTTACTCAACAAAGATAGGTGAACATATCCATAGTGATAATATCACCGACACAAAAGCAATTAGTTTACTTGAAAAAGGGTATATTGCAGAAAGTTTATTTACTAAATTACCCGATGGTTTTGCATCAAAGAAGCAATCGGATAATGAGGTTAAAATAGAAGCTGAAATCAAACCCCGCAAATCTAAAAAAGTAAACGACAATGGCTCAACGGCTAGCATCTAATGAAGTTGACAAGCGAATAGATATTCAGCTTGATAAAACTATTAAATCAATAGGCAATCACGTTACTGGCTTTATGCAGTTTGGGGAAAAGAATGACTATCCTCAATTGATTGAAAAGATAATTCAATCCTCTCCAACGGCAAAAAACTGTTACCATATATTAACAAAGTTTATCGTCGGTGCGGGTTTTACTAATCAATCACTTAATGATATAGTAGTTTGTAAAGACCAATTAGGAAGGGATTTAAGAGTAATTGACTTACTTCGCAGCGCAGCAAAATCAACAGCATTAAATCATGGGTTTTATTTTCATATATCAAATAATCTTAAAAGTGATATTGATAAAATAATTCCGGTACCGTTCAAGAATTGTAGATTTTCTGCTATTGATGATACAGGTTTTTGCGCTAAAATAGGCATTTATCCAAACTGGGAAAAAGATAAATCGGTTAAATTTAAACCTGACGAAATAAAATGGTACCCTGTTTATAATTCAAATACAGAAGCCATAGCTGCTCAGGTAGATGATTCGGCAAAGAATAAGAAAAGATATTCAGGACAGATATATTTTTATTTTATCGATAATGATTATTTATATCCATTATCCCCGTTTGATAGTGTTTACTTAGATGCTGACACAGAGGCTCAGGTATCCCTGTTTAAAAATAGGGAAGTAAGAGATGGTTTTAAGGACACGGTAATAATGCGAACCGTTGCGCCAACGAATGAGGACGATGCAATTGAATTAAACGATTCAATAAAAAATATGCTAGGTGCAGACGCTCCTAAAGTAATGCATTTATACGATGAGATTGACCCCGCAACAGGAGAATTGAAAAAGAATGGTTCGTTTGCAATT